TGTTGAACCAGAAGATCCTGATGAACCACTTGAAGCACTTATATTACTTGTTCCAGCATTACCTGCTGAACCATTACTACCTGAAGAACCACTTGTTCCTGAGGATTGTGAAGATTGAGATGAACCTGCAGCACCTACTGTACCAGCTGTACCTGTAGATCCTGATGAACCTGAAGTACCTGAGGAAGCACTTGAATTACTTCCACCAGCTAATCCTGCTGTTCCTGCTGTACCTGTACTACCAGAAGAACCACTTGTACCCGCAGTAGAACTGCTATTACTTGCTCCTCCAGCACCAGCGGTACCTGATGTACCTCCTGATCCTGATGTACCACTAGATGAACTTGAAGCACTTCCACCAGCTGCTCCAGCGGTTCCATTTGTTCCAGTAGAACCACTAGTTCCTGAAGTACCAGATATAGCACTTAAAGCGCTTTCTCCTTCTGCTCCTACAGTACCTGAAGAGCCACTTGAACCTGATGTTCCTGAAGAACCACTTTTTTCTGATGAACCATTAGTACCAGATGTACCTGTAGAACCTGAAGAACCACTTGTTCCGGAACTACGACTTAATCCACTACCACCATCTGCACCTGCCGTACCTGAAGATCCTGATGAACCACTAGATCCACTTATACCAGAAGTATTATTAGCACCATTTTCTCCTGCTGTACCTGATGTACCTCCTGATCCTGAAGTTCCAGATGAAGCACTTAACGCACTTGATCCTGCTACTCCTGCTATACCTGAAGTACCATTTGTACCTGAAGTACCTGATGAAGCACTACCACCAGATAAACCAGCTGCTCCTGATGTTCCTGAAGAACCATTAGAACCACTAGTTCCACTAGAAGCACTTGATGCTGAATTACCAGCATTACCTGCTGTACCAGCAGTACCTGTAGAACCACTTGTTCCACTTGTACCTGAAGAATTACTTGAATTTGAAGCCCCGGCAGCACCTGATGTACCAGCGGTTCCTGTAGAACCTGATGTACCTGATGTACCTGAAGAATTACTTATATTACTTGAACCAGCATCACCTGCTGTTCCTGCTGTACCAGTTGAACCACTAGTACCACTTGATTGACTTGATTGGCTTGCTCCAGCTGCACCAGCAGTACCTGTAGATCCCGAAGATCCACTTGTTCCACTTATACCTGAAGTGTTATTAGCCCCATCTGCTCCCGCTGTACCTGATGATCCAGATGAACCAGAGGTTCCACTTATATTACTATTTCCGTTTTGTCCGGCTATACCATTTGTTCCATTTGAACCACTTGTTCCACTTACACCTGAAGTTGTGTTTACTCCTGATTCACCTGAGGTTCCTGAAGAACCTGTAGATCCGGAAATACCACTTGTACCTGAAGAACCATTTGAACTTGATTCCCCTGATGTTCCTGATGTACCTGTTGAACCACTTGCTCCTGATGTACCATTTGTTCCACTTGAACCTGATAAGCCTGAAGTGCCATTAATACCTGATTGTCCAGATACTCCTGAAGTTCCACTAGTACCTGATGTTCCGCTTGTTCCTGAAACACTTGCTGTACCATTTGATCCTGCTACACCACTAGTTCCTGATGTAGAATTTACATATCCTACAACACCTGTAACAGGGTTATAAGTAACAACATAAGGACCAGGTTGAACAGGTAATGTTTGTAATATAATAGGTTGAGAAGATCCAGAAATAACTAGGGATCCTGTAATAACTGCTGAGCCTGAAAAAGGAAACCCAACACCTTGTACTAAGATAGTTACACCAGTATCGCTACCACTTACACTAAATCCTGTAACTTCAGCTGAGCCACTTATATTAATAAAGGGAACACTAGAACTAACTAATATTCCATCCTGGTATATGTCAATAGTGCCTGGACCACCACTACCACCACCATAAGGATTATATACACCAACCGGTACCTGATCTAAAAATCTTACTTGCGCCATTAAACTTGTTTGTTATCTGGTATAAATATCAGGTTATCCTATAGCTGTTGATCTGTTTTGAGTTTCTTTATCAGAAGCTGTTTCTGTTATAATTCTGTCCCCATCTACTATGCCTTCAAAGAATGCTGGGTTAGAAGTAGCTTCAACTGAAAATATAATTTTAGTTTTATTTGAGAATTTTTGTATAGCTGTTATGTCTTTTTGTAGCACTTCTGGTATAATATATCCATTAATTTTAATACTAAATGTGCTTCTTACAATACGTTCATCATTTTGAGCTAATTCTGTTTGGAAACCAAATGAATCAATCATAGCTTTAAATTGGTAACGTTGAGGATTACCCCAGTAAGCATCAGAAGCATATTCCATTGCTTCTACTATTTTATTTAATTGTTCTACATAATAAGTAAATACAACACATTCATATGTAACTGTTAAATAATCAGGCATTACTACAGCATAGTAATCTTGTTGAGGTATTCTGTTATTTAATACTTTAAAATTATCATAAGAATTTCTTGGAGTATATTTTTTAGTAAATACACCAAAATTATTAGGGTTATTAGCATCTAATTTATTAGCTATAGTCCTATTCTTATCTATATTATTACGTTTAAACATAATCAAAGGAGCCATGATTTTACCCTTTTGATCTCTATAATAACCATCTTTTTGATATGATTTCCATTTTTCAGGTGAACCATAAATCACAGGTACAGGTAATCTATTTCCATTTTGATAAACAGAAGGTTGAATTACATTTTGGAAATAATAAAATATAGCCTCATCAATATCTTGAATACCAACACTAAAAGGTTTAGTAGTGTCTCCTTTAAATGATGTATTTAAAGACCTATTATCTGTAGGAGTTGGGTTAAAACTATTAGGATTACCCGCTTGAGAATAGGTAGGGACATGCTGCTCATTACTAAGCTGCTTCTGTGTCTTTGGTATAGGTTTTCTGATTTGAGCCATTATAATCTGGATAATTCAATGTTAACTTTATCTGATGGTGTGTAATGTGCATCACAAATTATTGACACGTTATAACCAAATTGGCCTAAGTCTGTTTCATAAGGGTTATTTCCTGCTCCATCTAAATAAGGATAATCAGGATCTTTACCAACAAAAAATTGAGTTGCATTCACATTATCTACTTCCCAATATCCATTTTGCCACATTATTATATCTCCAACTTCAGGATGCAAATTAGCGTCTACTAAATCATCTCTTAAAAATCTAAATTTAATAGGCCAATTAAATTCAACTCCAAAATCATCTACTGGAGAAGTTTGGTCATTAACTTCAATTAAAGAAAACAATAAAACAGGATCAGCAAAATTTCTTCCTTCTGATGCTTCACCATACATGTTTACTTTAGTTGTTGTAATATTATATTTATAAAACACTACTTGTTCAGAAATAATTTTATGCATCAACTCGCGATTAACGAATCGAAACATAGAAATATCTCGCATTTGTCCGTATAGTGCCATATTATCCTATAAATATTGTCATTGGTACTTGATTAATTTCTTGAACTCTAGCTGCTGATTCAGCTGCTCTTCTTTCAAGTAATGCTTGTCTTGAAGTTTGATCAAAGTATTCTCTTAATCTTGTTATTAATGCTTCTTTTTCAGCAGCGGCGGCTGATAATAAATCTTGTTGGTTTAAAGTTACTTCAGCTCCTGGAATAGGTACAGTTGAGTATTTACCACGTACATATCCTAATACTTCTTTTGCTTTGGCTAAAGTATATTCAAAAATCCAACTTCTACCAACTGAATTAATATTTGAATAGACTGGATTAACATAAGGGACATTAGAAGTATTTACTATTTTATTAGTACCATTAGCAAAAGCTGCATCTATTCTATCTTGTACTTTAATAAAATCAAAAACTAAAAAATGACCATACCCTAAATCACCTCCTCCATCAAAATCATCACCTGTTATTCCTGTACCAGGTACAGGGAATACAGAAAGTATATTATTAATAACATTAAATGTATAATTTGAAAGTGTTACTTGGTTTTGCATTTCAATCGCTTGAATGTTTTGCATAGTAAAACTTGTAGGCATCATTAAATAATTAGCGTACCCATATCCAAACCCATATAAACCAGCTGGAGGAACACCTCCTAAACCACCTTGTCCCGCTAATAAAGTAGGAGAATATAATTGATTAATAGCTGGAGGTGGTTGATACCAAACATTTTTGATTTCAATTCCACCTACTATTCCTTCTTCTTCAGCCCAAGCGGCTAAATCATATCTTTGTTGACCAGGTATTAAAGTTAATCTACCTTTATACCAAGTCACATTACCACCAGCTCCTGCTTCTTCACCATATTGTTGAGATAATCTAACAACAGTAGCCATTGTAGGTGTAAATACAGAATTATTAACATCTATTCTATCAGATGCTCCTTCTAAAGATAAGTAATTATCCCTAGTTTGAAAAGCATATAATTCATTTCCATAAATAGTAGTTGCTTCCTCAAATCCAGCCCAAAAGTTAATATCTTGTAATTCTATATTTTCAATAGGATAACCTAAACGTAAAGCACAAAAGTTAGCTACTTTATTAGCATCAGTTTGAAATTGAGAATCATCATCATAAAACCCAAAAGGTGTTGGAGGTGGCCATACACTAGGTGTACCGTAATAAGATGCTGATACTTGGGCAAAGGATGATGAGCCAGGCCAAATTGGAATTACTGTTGATGCCATATCTTTTTATTAAGCGGTTACAATATAATATTCAATACTAGTAGCACTTCCAGATGGTTCTACTTTAACTGATTTAATATCATTAAAGTTTAAACCACTTGTGCTTCCTGTCATTTTACTTGTTGACATCATATATGAGCTACCTGAAGAGATTAAATAACTCATAGCTTCAGTTGATGATGAAATGATTAGTTTAATAGGAGATGTGTTTGAGTTATTAGTTACTCTAACATATTTTACACTACTAGTTACAAAAGTTCCAGCTCCTGGAACTGAATCCATGTTAAAAAGAGTAGTAACTGAACCTGTAGGAACACTTAATATTCTATTATCAACATAATTAACATTATTAATAGTATTAGTAACAGAAGATCCTACATCATCTCCATTAAGTGATAAAATTTCAAATATTTGGGAAGTAAAAGTTGCCATGCCTTTTTCATATAAATATTAAAAAGTATAGTTCCTAACTTATTTTTTAGAGTTTCCGTTTGTACCTGAGGTTCCTAAACTTAATCCTTTTTCATATGCGTCATTATATAGATTAATTAAATCTTCTACAATTGGATCTCTATGGTTTTGTTTTAAAGATATTGCTTCTAAATTTTTAATTCGTTTAGCGGCTGTGTATAAAAATTTAAATCCAGAATCACGTTTTTGTTTTAAATCTACTTGAGCATCATCTCCACAAATAATCATTTTAGATCCTTTACCAATACGAGTCACAATCATTTCCATTTGTTCATGGGTCACGTTTTGAGCTTCATCTACAATTACTACACAGTTTACAAATGTTCTACCACGCATAAAAGAAACAGGAACAATTTCTATTTTATCTTCTTTAATAAGTTCTTCAATTTTTGTTTTATCATAAAGTAAGAACATGTTTTGATAAATAGGTTGAACCCAAGGATCCATCTTTTCTCTTAAATCACCTGGTAGGAATCCAATTTCTTCTTTAGAAACAGTTGGTCTAGTGATAATTACTTTCTCAACATCTCTCATAAATAATTTTTCTAAACCAATTTGACAAGCAAGTAATGTTTTACCACTACCAGCAGCTCCAGCTAACAAAGTAATAGTGCTTTCTAAAATTTTAGCTTTTGCTTGTTTTTGCTCTTCGTTTAGTTGTAATTTAAATTTAATTGGATTTTTAGGTTTTCTTTTTTCTTTGAAGATATCATCTTCGTGAGAGTTTTGAGTCATATATAACGTTTATTGATAAATATTACAAACAAAGAGGGCCTAGATTTCTCTAGGCCCTTTTGTAAGAATTATTATTCCTTTATTTTAAATTAGATGGTGTTCAATCCACTGATGTAGATCTTACCATAGAATTCAGGACGTAACATCTTCTTAGCGTAACGAGTCAATAAACCTTTACGTGGAGTGAAGGTATCAGGATCGTACACCAAAGGAGTCATGATTAAAGGAATGTAAGGAGCGAATACAGCACCAGTTTCCAAGAACTGAGAACCTCTGTAACCCATTAAGATCAAGTTTTCAGTCATGTAAGGGTTTTTGTAAACCTTGTAACGACCATTTACTGAACCAATTTTCTGTACACCGAAAGCATATTCCATTTGATCAGCTTCACCGTTTGAAGTAGAAGCGAATCCTGGGATTGATTCTAAGATAGTTGCTACAGTTGGAGAAGTAACTAAGAAATTAGCACCACCTCTTAAGGTTAACTGGTGGATCTTGTTAGATACTTTTTGGATTTTAGTACCTAAAGTTTGGAACCACTGACCTTGAGTATTGTAGAAACCTGAAGCTTGTGTTGCGAAAGCACCATTACTGTAAACAGTATTGTTAATAGCTGACCAGTATTCAGTATCAGCTGCAGCGTCTTCAATCAACATATCTAAGATTTCCAAATCAATTTCCATTGAAATGTACTCACTCATAATGTTAGTCAATTCAGCTTCAGCATCGATGTTCTGGTAAGCAGCTAAATCTTGAGCAAATTCAGGAGTCCATACTGCTTTCAATTTCTTGGTTTTAGCAGAAATAGGTTGTGATTGCATTCTAACGTTGATTTCTGGGATGTCGATTTGAGGACCAGCAGCGTTAGGAGTTGAGAATGAACCTGAAGCTTCAAAATCACCACGACCAGATTGGTTACCACCTACAGCAGAAGCTTGGTTGTTACCTGAAGTAACGTTGATACCATCTTGTGAAGTTGATTTTTGATAGAATACAGTTGCTCTACCAGCTAATTCACCTACAGTTGCACTTGAAGAAGCGGTGTAGTAGAAATTAATTAAACCAGTAGTGTAATTGTAAGTAGTGAAAGCAGATAATAAGTTAGTAGCACTAAATACAGCAGTTGAACCTGAAGAGTAAGTAGCTACGAAACCACGAACTGCATCTTGATCAAATGAAGGCATTACAGATGAAGAAACTGTTAATTTAATGATTTGGCCAGCAGAAACTGAAGCTGAGTAATCAGAATCAAAGTTTACTTCAGCCCAAGTAGCTTCTACAAATGAACCTGTACCAGGAGCAGCAGCTGGAGGTGTAGCACCGTAGTTAGCAGCACCAGTCATAGGCAATGAAGCCGAGAATTGGTTAGTAGCGTAAGTGAAACGACCTTCTGGACCGCCATATAAACCACCAGATGCACTAGGAGTAGAGAAGGGGAACTGAGAAGCAGTATCACGAGTACCATACAAAGATTGACCTGCAGTGTAAGGAGTCTTAGTGTTTCCATATTGGAAATCCAAGAAGAATACAAGACCAGAAGGCATGTTCATAGGTTGAACTGAAACGAATTCTTTAGCTACAATAGTTCCGAATACTTTACGAACTAAAGGCAAAGCAATACCAGCCCAGTTTTCACCCTGTCCACCTGAAGTGAATGAAGAGTTAGAAGAGATGGTGTTGGCTTCAGTTACCAATTGCTTGGCTTGGTTTTCTAACAAGATTGACATATTGTTTTTGTCAACCTCAACTAAACCTTCTAACAAACCGGTTTTATTCCATTTGTTAGACAATTTAGCAGCGTCGCTTTGCAAGTTCTTCCAAGAACCTGCAGCGCTTTCTAATAATTGTTGTACGTTTGACATTTTAGTTTTTGTTTTGTGTTTTTTGTTTTGTTTTGTTTTTTACTTAATTCCGGCCAATTTCTGCCAACGGGCAAATTGATCGTTTACTTCCATAATTGGCTTTTTAGCGATTACACCAGCAGCTTTAGAAGCAGATCCTCTTAACATTGATTCATTAACAGGTGATTTCTTTTCTTTGAATCCTTCAGATAAAGTTTCAAATACTAATTTAGCTTCTTTTACACTAGCAGCTTTATCAAAAGCAGCCAATACTTTTACTTTTTGACTTTCAGTCAAATTTTTAGATTTGAAGATTTTGTTAGTGTAAAGTAATTTAGCGTTGAATAAGTTTACTTCAGACAATTCTTCTTTAATGGTTTTGATGGTGTTGTAAGCTTCTTCAAGCTCAGACTTCATTTCTTCCATTTCTTTAGTTTCTTCAGTTTCAGCCACTGCTTTTTTCATAGCGGCTTTCTTAAAGAATTGAATGGCTTTGTCACCACCAACTTTAATAGCAGCTAAAATAGCAGGTACTGCTAAACCACCAGCTACAACTAAATACTTAGCGGCGTCAATGCTGATACCTAATTTGTCAGCTAGATCTAAGAAATCAGTGCCACCACCTACAATTTCTTCCATTTTTTCTTCGGTTTTCATTTCTGTTTCTTTAATTTCAACTTCTTCTTCTTCACTTTCTTCTTCTTCACTTTTTTCACCACCTTCGATGTTGCCTTCTAATTCTCCAGCAGCCACCATATCAGCGATTACAGATTCGATGAATGACTTAAGATCGTCCTCGTCCATGTTTTCAATGTCGATTTCTTCTTCTTCAGTTTCTTTGGTTTCTCCTTCAGCTTCATCTAAAGCTTTTAATTGGAGTTTCTTTTCACCATCTTCTTCACCACTGAATCCTTCAGTTCCTCTTGATGAAAATTTACCAAATCCACCTTCTTCCAATTCATCTAATTCACGAAGGAGTTCTTCTAAATCAAGTTCTCCCTCTTCCATAGAATCAGTAGATTCAGCTTTTGCTTCTTCTACGTCGTACATTTCTTGCATCTCTTTTTCTTTACCTTCTTCTACTTCGTATGCTTCTTCTAATTCTTCTTCTTTGTCCATCTCAGCGATTTTCATAGCGAATTTTTCTTGCATTAAAGGAGTAAAGGCTTCTTCAAGAGCTGCTTTTGCATTGGCGATGGCAGTTTCTTTAACTGCTTTAGCATCAGCAATGGCTTCTTTTAACAAATCTCTGTTTGCCATAATTTTGTTTTTTGTCCTCAAATAATTTTTTGTTGGAAATACACTTATTGTTGACGAATGTCGAAGTGTAATAGAATATTTTATTGATAATACGATATAGAAAATCGTATATTGTCAGGTATACGTATATCGGTATTTTTTAAAAATGCGAAAAGAAACCCTCCTTTTTTAAGGGAGGGTCAGTCAAGGGATACTATCCCAAGAGAGGTTAAAATATAGGGCATGTGCCGTTAGCACATAAAATTTCTGTTAATAAAGAATTAACTTTAGCAAATTTATTTTCAGGTAAGTTTTCTTTTCCTTCTCTAACTAATTGCATGTATGAACCTGGATTAGAAGGTGTTGAAACAAAATCCCAACATAATAATTCAAAATCATCTTGTACTTCTAAAGTACCCTCATTAATTTCTTTTAATGAACCCATACCACGAGATGATACACCTACAGTTACATTATTTTCAATAAGTGCTTTTAAGATATTACCTGAAACTGTAGGTAAAATTTCTATTTTACCCATTACTTTATCTCTATCCCACCAAATTTCTCTGATAACATGAGATACATTTTTAAGAGAAATAATTGTTGAATCAGGGTGGTCTAATTCACCTGTTGCTCTATTTTCTGCTATAACTTTACTATAACTATCAATTTCTTTTTCCCAAATTTCTCTAGGATAATATCTACCATTACCGTTTTTTACTTCAGCTGTAGCTAAAATACCTTGAACCATAGGATTACCAGATGGTGCTTTTAAACCTTCAATAAGTTGCATTGGTGCAACTTTAAACGGTATGGTTTCAATTAAAACTTGTTTCATTATTTTTTCTTATCTAAATCACCGTAGCCACTTGATTTATATTTTCCTTTTGGTTCTTTAGGTTCACCTAAACTTGGGGCGTTATCTACATAGCCAATACCTTTAATACCAAAAGAAGCTTTTGTATGGTAATAATTAATATCTTTACCCATATTTTTAGCTACAATTGCTTTTAATTCATCAACTGTTTTTTTAGCATTTTTAGGATCACCCATTTCAGTTAAGTAACCTAATAAAAATGATTGACCATAAAGATTATCAATATTTTTAGGATCATTATTGTCAAAATTACTTTCTAAATCTTTAGCTACATCTTTATCTATTTTTTCAAATGTATTTTGATCACCATATTCTTTTTTATCTTTAACACCTACCGCTTCTTGAATATTATCATTAAAGATTTTAAACCAATCTTTACGACCAGTTGTTACTCCACCTACACCTTCATTTAAGATACTTTTATTTCTTAAGATAGTGACAGCAGTATTATAATCTGTTAAAGGAGCAATCAATTCAGGAAATACACGACGAGCACTTTTTAAAAAGTCGTCTTTACTTCCTTTGCCTTCTTTAATAAGGCTATATTGTTGTTGTAATGTTTTTTCCATTTTGTTATAAATATTAAGGATATAATAATATTGCTCCAGCTGAAATAGAAGCGCTAGTTACAAATAAAGGAATTGTAGCTCCAGAAGCAAAGGTTAATCCACTTCCAGCTACATTAGTTCCATTAGCATCTTTTAAACCAGTGAAAGTAACTGCTTGAGCTACTGAAAAACCGGCGAAAGAACCAGTTATACTTGCGGATCCACTTAATAATGCTGCTGCGGGATTTACAGGAATTGTTGCCATATTTTATTTTTTAAATAGTTCTATTAAATCGTTTAAATAATCGTTTGCTAAGTCTGTACCATATACTACACTAAATGATTCTGGATTTTGTCTGTAATAACCCATGGTTTCATGTTTTGCTTGTTGTAATAAAGGTAATAACTCATTTAATTTTCTTTCTAATTCATCAAATCCCATTAAACGAGAAGCGATAAATTTTTTATTTTCAGGATTTGTAATGTTTAAATCTTGTAAATATTCTTCAACATTAGTATTTCCTTCCCAAAGTGGTTTAACAATAATACCTTTAGCCTTTTTATTTAAAGCTTTTTGGTTAACTAATTTATATTTAAAATCAGTTACATATTTGTTTTTTGTTACACCTGTTGGACCGGCTGGTGCTCCAGGGCCCATAGTTGCTCCTGGACCTTCATTTACTTTTTTATATCCAGCCTGTGTATAGGCCCCATATGTTGATTTTCTTGGTGATGGGCCTGTATGGTTTTCTCCTTCTCCTCCTGATGTAAAGAAAGAGTTAGAAGAAATAGTTGATTCTTCTGATACTTGTTTTACTTTATATTTGAATTTACCCATTTGTTTTAGTAAGTTCTTCTAAAAGTTCATAGTATTGTAATAAGTTAACTAAATCATCATTACCAACATTTGATGTTTTACCTAATGGTGATAATATTTTAGCTACTTCATTTAATTTAATTTTTACAACTTTGTCATTAACTTTTTTGCTTATTACAGTTAATTCATTTTTAATTTCTTGGATTTTAGTATTATAAAATTCTCTTAATTTTGGGGTTGAATCAACTGAATTAATGAATTCTTTTAATACTGTTTTTTGATTATCATTTAATGTAGCGTACTTACCATTAAATTTTTCTAACATTACTTTGTAAGTTAAAATACGTAAATCTTTATCATAAGATTGGAATTCAACCATTAAATCATCTTCAACTTTCTTTTTATTAACTTCTTTAGTTGTTAGACTTTCTAAAATAGCTATTTTATTGGTTATAAGTTGATCAGGATTTGATAAATTTTCACTGTTATATACTTCAATTAATGTATATAAAGCAGCATGAGTCTTATAATTAGGTAATTTAGTTTTAAAGAATTCTTCTAAATTATAATGTTTAGAAATCTCTTGAATTAAATTATATTTTTGTCTTTTTAAAGCTCCTCTATTTAATCCTTTAGAAGTTTCAATCACTGAATTAATTACTACTTCAGCTTTACCCTCAGTTAAGTTTTTATATTTGGTTAAAGTTTCATACAATTTGTATTCTCTACCCAATTCAGTTTTTACAAAATATTTTTTTAATATATTTGTTGCTTTTGAATCTTTACCAGATAAAGTATCTGAGGTAATTTGCCTTACCAAGAGTTCAAATAGGATTCCCGTGTTTTTATATTTGGAATGTTTAATATTCATTCTCCAAGATTTTGTTATAAATATATAAAGATTCTTATTCCTTTAACTTATTTTCATCTAACAATGAGTCTTCAATGTTATCTTTTTCTACAGCTACTTTTTTAACTAAACCCTCAATCAA